TTAAAAATCACCAACGCTGACTCTGCGCGACATGCCGTACCTATGGTTGCTTGATCCAAACGATAAACGAAACATACAGAAAGACCTTAAGAAACTCAATCTATTCCCAAGAATATGGACGTCGAAATATAAAAATGACAAATCGTACACTTCCAGACTCTATCAAGAAGATAAACGCATTTATACTCTAAGTTTAGCACTTCATCGATCGTTAGCCACTTTAGCAAATCGTAATGGAGGCAAATTACTCGCTGAACAACAGATCGGAGAACTATTACGTAACGGCTCACTGAGTTTTACTTCGTTAAAGAGGTTAAAGGACAAAAGGATTAAAGAAATCATTCATCGTGGTCGCAACAAACTAACGTTCATTGAGAAAACAGGCACATCTGTTGATGAGGATACTAGCTTAGAACCTGAAGTGATTGATGAATTATTAGAATTAATTGAAGCTAATAATGAATTCAATTTTGAAAGTTTGCGTTTTATTAGAATAACACATAGACTATTCGATCGTAATATCCCAAATTATATGAAACAATTATACAAATATCTTAACATTGAAAGCTATTCATTAGAGCAGATACAATCTCCGGAGTATGCGCCACTTAGTATATTTAAGAAACCCTTTATTATCGGCTCTCTATCTACGACGATTCCAAAGAAATTATCACGTTATGAGTTTTTCTTATCCACTACCAATGGTAAAGCTGCTGAATTTAAAGAATTTGATGTTTCAAAAGATTCTGCTACAATCGTTGAACTATCATTAAATGGTAATTATCTTAAATTAATAATTAACGCGTCTAGCCATCTACTTAATCTTACAACAGGTACGTGCCTCAAGGACGTTACTGATAATATATTTGACTTAATCATACCAATTGAACCAAGTCAAATGATTAAAACCTCATTATACAAAGTGGTTCGTTATCAATCGTGTCCTCAATCTGTGTTAAGATATGGAGCTGAATCAATATTGCAGCGATTACATCGTGAATTGAATGATGCTGATCGACGTGTCGTTACTGCTGTATTTTGTGGTTATAAAGGTATTGGTAAATCTAGGTTCCTGTCCAAGATGACTGAGATACTACCAAAAGTGAGTATTCCTGAACGACAATGTTATTACATAGACTCTGATGCCTTTGGTCGAGCGCGTGCGACAATCTCAACTAAAGACGAGTTGAAACAGCTTACTTTTGATGACATCTTAAAGTTCAATGATGTTAAACTTGAGAATTATTATGAGACATGCGTTAAAAAGATTTTGGTTGAAGAATTTAACGACCCATCAATAAATGACTATGTTAATATGGGATTTAGTAGGAAAGAGAAATTATTTAGCAGAATTGATTCTATTATGCATCCTTTCTTAATTGATAAAGGTATGGATAAAGAGTTAATGACGGAAGTGGATTTTTACACTTATATTAATGCGATTTGTCCGGTGCCGTCTTGTTTATTGCTTGGAACTCATACGACTAGTAGAGATGCTGCTATGGGACCAACTGACATCACAATGAATTTTACGACTGGTGCGGATCCTTACGTATCTCTTTCACTTAGACCTGATCCTGTCATGCATCTTGCTCTTTTTCATTATTATTATAGGGAAATATCCTATGTACATTCTGAAGTTAGTAGTTATGAATTTCGTTTGTTTATGGACAATGCTGACCAACATTAGCACTCGTGTGGGAACGCATTGTTGAAGGGGGAAAGCTCGCGGGTAGTCGCCGCGCCCTGACAACTCTCTGTTTGGTGAGAAATTGC